ACGGTGTTACGCCAACGGTTGCAAGCGGCACCACGGCGGATGCGTTCAAGGCGGATGCCAAGACGCTCTTTAACGGCTTCCTTTCCGCCAACCTGTCAACGGCGGGCGGTGTCTGGATTATGACGCAACAACAGGCATTGGCGTTGTCGTTGATGACCAATGCGTTGGGGCAATACACCTATCCCAACGTGTCGCCGGATGGCGGCACCTTGCTTGGCTATCCGGTGGTGGCGAGCGAAAACTTGCCCGCAACCGGTGGCTCACCGTCCGATGGTTTCCCGATCATCTTTGCAAAGGCTGATGAAATCATGTTGGCCGATGACGGGCAGACCGTGATTGATGCGTCAAACCAAGCATCAATCCAGATGGAAAGCGCGCCCGACTCACCGCCCGCGGCAACAACGGTTCTGCAATCGTTGTGGCAAAACAACATGACGGCGTTGCGGGCGGAACGTTGGATTAACTGGAAAAAGCGGCGGGCAACCGCCGTCGCCTATATCTCAAACGCGAAGTATTCCGGCTAGTCCCAACAAACCCGTTGGATAGTTCCCGCTAGCCGAATTGTGCGGGGACCGGCGCGTTGTCACAGGCGTAACCGGTCCCCGTTTCAAAAACCAAACGGAGGAAGTCATGTCACTCGGTGCCGTTCTGATTTCCTTTCTTGAAGTGTTGCTGACCGTCGCCATCATCATCCTGATTGCCTACTGCATCCTGTGGGCGACAAAAGTTTTCATCGGCGGGCTTGACCCCAACGTTGAATATTGGGGCCGCGTCATTGTTGGGCTGATATGCCTGATTGTTGTGCTGACGTGGTTGTTGAGTTTGTTTGGCTTGGTTGCCTATCCCTTTCCCACCTTTCGGCCAATCTCAATCCGCTGACACCCCGTTGCCGCCATATCCACCGCGACCACCGGACATTTGCCGTGGTTGCTGAAAGGTTGCGTGCATGAAATCAGTCAAAGCATTGCGTGAGATTTACTACAACAACAAAACCCGCAACGCGGGCGATGTGTTTGAAATGAGTGATGACCACGCCGCTATTTTTTGCGGCGTGGAGTGGGCGCAACTTGAGCCGACACCGACACAACCAAAAGCATCACCGGCAATCCCTCCCGCGCAACCCGTGACACCTCCCAAAAGCCCAAGTGCATCGGGTACAGCCTCCGGTGACGGCGTGCCGGTGTCGGCACCAAGTACCGCGGACGTGCTGACCCAAGTCAAGCGGCGCTATAAACGCCGCGACATGCGCGCGGAGGATTAGCGCGCGTGCGCATATTTGGTTTCAACATTACCAAGGCAAACCCGCCGCAACCGCTGTTGCCGCCAACGGCCAACAATGGGTGGTTTGATGGTTGGTTTAACGTCATCCGGGAAAGCTTCCCCGGCGCATGGCAGCGCAATATTGAAATCCGCTTGGACAACGTGCTGACGTTTTCCGCGGTTTATTCCTGCGTCACCCTGATTGCATCGGACATGGGCAAGGTTGGCTTGTGTCTTGTCGAGCAAGATAAGGATGGCATTTGGAATGAGGTTGAGGTTGCGGCGTTTTCGCCGGTCTTGCGCAAGCCAAACCGCTATCAAACCCGGCAAAAATTTATTGAGCAATGGACCACATCAAAGCTTGTCCACGGCAACACCTACGTCTTGAAAGAGCGCGACAAGCGCGATGTGGTGGTGGCCATGTATGTGCTGGACCCGCAACGGTCGCGCGCACTCATCGCGCCGGACGGGTCCGTTTATTATCAATTTGGCACCAACTTGCTTGCCGGTCTTGATGGCGTTACCGGCGTTGACCAAACCGAAGTCACCAACGGCGTGGTGGTCATCCCGGCAAGCGAAGTCATCCACGATGTAATGGTGCCGCTTTATCATCCGTTGTGCGGCGTCAGCCCAATTACGGCGTGCGGCTTGGCCGCGGTGCAGGGCATCAACATCCAGAACAACAGCACGCGGTTTTTTGAAAACGGTTCAAGACCGGGCGGCATCCTGACGGCACCGGGGGTTATTTCGGACGAAACCGCCAAGCGATTAAAAGAGCATTGGGAAGCAAACTATACCGGCGTCAACGCGGGCAAGATTGCCGTGCTTGGCGATGGTTTGAAATATGAAGGCATGACCGTCAACGCGGTTGATGCGGACCTTATCAACCAACTCAAGTGGACAAGCGAAACGGTTTGCTCCGCGTTCCACGTGCCGCCCTACATGGTGGGTGTTGGTCCACCGCCTAGCTACAACAACATTGAAGCGTTGAACCAGCAATATTATTCGCAATGCTTGCAAACGCTTATGGAAAGCATTGAAGCGTTGTTGGATGAAGGCTTGGGTTTGGTGGAAGCCAACTATGGCACCGAATTTGAGTTGGACGATTTGCTAAAAATGGACACGTCCACCCAATACAAAACTTTTGGCGACGGCATCAAAAGCGGATTGCTGGCACCGAATGAGGGCAGAAAAAAACTAAACCTTCCTCCGGTTGACGGCGGCGATACGCCATATTTGCAGCAACAGAATTATTCCTTGGAAGCGTTGAATAAGCGCGACACCAAAGACGATCCGTTTGCCACCAACAAACCGGCAATTGCACCGGCACCACCGAAGCCGGGAGCGCCACCAACACCACCGCCGCAAAAATTGTTGCCGGATTTGCGCATAGATGAAGCGGCAATATTTGCGCAACTAGACTTAGGGGCCGATGACCATGCAAGCCTCTGAACAACTTTTTTTGCAAACCGTGGGCCGGTTCATATCTGACAGGTTCAAGGCGTGGACCGCGCCGCTTATCGAGCGCATCGAAAAAATAGAAAGCGCAATCACAGCGCCATCGGTTGAGTTTACGGCGGCACAAACCAAAGTGATTGAGCAAATGATTGCGGCGGCGGTTGAGCAAGCAATCATTGTTGGCAAGGTTGCCAACCTTTCAGATGTGGAAGCGGCAATAGCAAAAATTCCCGAAGGCAAGCCCGGAAGGGATGGCACCGATGGTGTTAATGGCAATGATGGCAAGAGTGTTACCGCCAACGATTTGGTTGATGTGGTGCGTGGTGCGGTTGATGACGCTGTTGCTAAGTTGCCTGTTGGCCCTCACGTTGTTGGCGGTTACATTGATCTTTGCGGCGATCTATATTTTTCCAACTCTGATGGTAGTGCGTTTAAGGCTGGCCATGTTGTCGGCAAAGACGCAGACCCGGCAGTTGTTGACGCGCAAATAAAAGCGGCATCGGAAAAATACCCACCGCCGAAAGACGGCAAAGACGGGTTCAGCCTTAGCGATTTCAGCGCGGAGTTTGACGGCGAGCGGACGTTGACGCTTCGCTTTGCCAGCGGCGACATTAAAGAGGAAGTGAAGTTGCTGTTGGCCGTGCCGCTATTCCGCGGCGTGTGGAGCGAAAACGAATATCAACGCGGCGATATGGTGATCCGCGACGGAAGCCTATTTGTTGCGTTGAAAGACACCATGACCGTTCCCGGCACCGCCAATTCAAATTGGCAATTGGCCACCAAGCGCGGACGCGATGGCAAAGACGGCAAGCAAGGTCCGCCCGGACCCCGCGGCGAGGATGGCCGCGACGGGCGCGACCTGACGCAATTGGGGCCGGACGGCAGAAAATGGGGCTGAAACTTATAACCCCACCGGCAACCACGCCCGTCACCTTGGCGGAAGCCAAACAACATTTGCATGTGGTTGATAGCGATGACGATGCAATCATTGCCATCTATTTGGACGCGGCGACCAAGGCGACCGAAGCGTTTTTAGGGCGCGCGTTGATTGACCAAACTTGGGATTTGGTTTTGGACGCATTCCCAACCGCCAACAATTTGGAAATCAAAATTCCAAAACCGCCGCTGATTAGCGTTTTGCAAATTGCCTATGACGATGCCGCGGGCGATGAACAAATACTAACGGGCAGTAGCTATTACGTGGACACGGCAAGCGAATTTGGTTGGGTGGTGCCGCAAGGCACTTTGAGTTGGCCCACGCCAATTGATGCCATCAATTCCGTGCGCGTGCGCTTTCGTGCGGGCTATCTTGACAACAACTCACCACCACAAAACGCCGTGCCGGGTGACATTAAATCCGCCGTGTTGCTCACGCTTGGCAGTTTCTATGAGCAGCGCGAAAGCATGGTCATTGGCACCATTGTTTATAATTTGCCTTGGGGCGTTGAAAACCTCTTGAGGCAACACCGGGTCTTGCTTGGCATGGCTTAACAAACGGAGAAATCAAAATGGCTGGCATATCTAACACCACGGAGTTGGCAATTCTTGAATTGGTTTTCCGCGCCACCGCGTGGACGGACTACGCAATCAATCACACCACCACGCCACAAACCAATATCGGGTTGTCGCTGCACACGGCTGACCCATTGGTTGCCGATACCGGTGACGCGACCACAACGGAAATTGCCTATACGTCTTACACGCGGGTCAACAAGACGCGCGACAGCAACGCATCAACCGGGTGGCAAGCGGCGGCGGCGGGTTCAATCAGCCCGCAAACCACCATAAGCTTTCCTGCCAGCACGGGCGGTTCCGGCACGGCATCGCACTTTGCCGCGGCAAAATCCAACGCCACGCCGCCAACCGGCGCACAAGTCATCTTGTGGTCCGGCACGGTCACGCCCAACATTTCATGCACCACGGGCGTCACGCCGCAATTGCTCAACACGTCCACAATCTCACTGGATTGATGCCCGGACGATACAGCTATGTAATGTTTTGCTGCATCCGCGATTGCAACGCGGAATTGGCAATGCGTTTGTGGAAGCAAGAGCGGCCACACGCACCGCAACCGGAAAATCTCTATCAAGCCAAGATCATGTTGCATTACTGCCGGACGCAAATGGCCGACATGCCGCGACGGTTGCGGTTCTATTCGCATTGCTGGTTGTTAGATCACGCGGTGCCTTCGGCGTTGCCGGATGACCTAAAACCGAAAGCGGAGCGCATGTATCCGCGCAAGGTCAATGCGGTTGGCATTGCATCGGGGACCGGGCCGGGAAGCAAAGGCGCTTTCAACCTTGCCGTCCAAAAAGTCATGTCGGACGCGGTGTTGGAAACCTACGCGGACGGGCACGAAAACCAACCGCACATTGTGAAGGCGCGCATGATGGAAAAGCGCGCCGAATTCAAACGCAGGGCATAGCGCATGGGCGTCACCCTTCCCGGTACTGGCACCACTGTTGAAACTAGGGCGGGCGGCGGCGGTGACGCGCGCCAAATTATCGCTTCAATATTGTCGGCAACGGCGGTTGCGCATGGGGCAAATCCAACCGCGGTGGCGGCGGCAGCGGAAGCCGTATTGTTTGCCAACCGCCACGGCATTCCGTTTGTGCTTGGCGGGCACCCCAACATTATTTCCCGTAGCCATGTGGTTTCCGATAGCGACGGGGCGCAAACTGACTTCGCATTATTGTCGGTCAGCACCGGCAGCAAAATCGTCATCACGCAAATTTCCGCCGTGTGCGATGCCAACAACACCACAAATATTGCGGTACGCATCGGCTTTGGAACGGCCAACGTGCCGACACCATCCAAGAGCGGCACCAACGGTTTATTGATTGATGGCGTGTTTGGTGCCGGGTCCGGTCAGCAAAAGGGCATGGGCGCGGGCATCATTGCCATCGGCGCGGATGATGAGGATTTGCGGCTGACGTGTGGCGACCCGGTGAGTGGCAACCTTTTTATCCAATATTCGTATTTTACGATTGAGAGTTAAGCCGTGGCCACCTGTTTTTGGGTTGGCGGTACCGGCACATGGGACGGTGGAACGCTGGATGTTGGACACTGGAAAACCGCGAGTGGCGGCAGCACCAACATTGCCGCGCCCGGTTCCGCTGACACGGCGACATTCGATGCAAACTCTGGCGGCGGCACCGTCACGGTTGCGAGTGATTTCAACGTCAATACCATTCAATCGGGAGCGTTTACCGGAACGCTGGATTTTTCCGTCAATAATAATTCGGTAAATATTTCCAACATATTTTCGGTTAGTGGTTCTGGCGTTCGCACCGTCAAGTTTGGCTCAAGCATAATCACAGTCTCACAAATTCAAGCTGGCACCATTACCAATCTGACGTTCGATAGCGGCACATCAACGGTTAGATTTTTTAATTCCACGACAACAGGCGGGTTGCAGTCACCGATAGGCGGCGGAGTAGCACACAATAAATTTATAATCGGACCAGCCACCACCGGCATTGGCGTTGTTCTGTTTTCGGGCGGTGCTTTAACCCTCAATACGCTGGAATGGAATAACGTAAATGCCGGGGCCATGTTGCAGCTAAATAGTAGCGTCAACATGACAATGAACAATTCATTTTATTGGAAGGGTAGCCCAAGCAGACCGATTGGATTGCAGGTTGGGTCAACCCCGCCGGGAACGCTCACGCTTGGTGCTGGCAAGACCGGTGTCATCGAATGGGCTTCGATCTACGGTGTGACGTTCACGGGCGGCGGCACGTTCATCGCCAAGAATTGTTTTGATGGCGGCGGCAATACCGGCATCACGTTCATCGCCCCGCAATCATCGCCAATCGGGGGCCGCTGATGGCATCCCGGTTTTGGGTGGGCGGTGCTGGAACGTGGGACACCACCGACACCACGCATTGGGCAAGCGTGACCAACGGCGCGGGCGGCGCATCGGTGCCGACTTCGACTGACACGGTGACGTTCGATGCAAATTCCGGCAGCGGAACTATTACCGTCAACGGCAATCATTCCATTACGAGTTTTACTTGCAGCTTTGGGGCGGGATTGACGTTTGATTGGAGCGTCAACAACAATAATTTAACCTGCGCGGGGCTTTTCACTTTCAACAGTGCTTCGGCAAATACGCTCAAACTTGGCAATGGCACCTTCACCTTTACGACTGGTGGATGGAATGCGGGAAGCGCGGCTTTAACTTTTGTTCCCGGTAATGCGACCATTGTCATCAGCAATCTAACTGGAACGTCCAATAGTAACTTTGTTACCGGGGCGGCGAACATTCCAACCAATGTTGTATTGGGTCCAAGCACTGGCATACCGGGTATCAGCCTCGGTTCCAGTGCCGGTGCCAGCAACTTGACCCTCATTGGACCTGTGAGACTGTACCTTTCCGCGAGTGTTGTGCTTACCGCTTCAACTCTCACATTGGTAAACACGAAAGGCAGACCGATTGAGTTGCGCGGCATCGGATCAGTGATTGCGGCTTTATCAATGGCAAGCGGGGCGATTGAATTTAATTGGTCATCCATCCGAAATATGAACTTCACGGGCGGGGCGACATTCAGCGCGAAAAACTCTTTCGACCTTGGCCTAAACACCGGCATTACAATCAGCCCGCCTAAATCGGGCTTGATATTGGGCGGCTAATATGACGCTCTTGTTGTTGTTCAATCAGCCATCAAGTGTCCCGGCGTTTTTGCGCGCCGATGCGGATGATGCAATTGCCGATTGGATAAATGAAGCGGGCACCGCCACCAATCTTTTTGCTTCGATTGATGAAGTGTCGGTTGATGATGCTGACTTCATTCAATCACCGGCACCGCCCAACACATCGGTTGCGCGCTTCCGGGTTTCCAATCCCGCAGCGGGCAAAAAGCTTATCAGCCCGATTATCGTGCGCTACCGCTTTAAGAAACTAAGCGCGAGCGATCAAACGTTGGTGGTGTCGTTAAAACAAAACACCACGTTGATTGCATCGTGGACGCACACAAGCACGGGATTAACAACAAGCTTCCAAACCGCGGCGCAAACCTTGAGCGGCGGGCAAGTGGCCGCAATAACCGACTTCGATAGCTTGTTTATCGAGTTTCAAGCTAGCTAAGAGGGTCAATCAACATGGCTTATTATGACGCACTGATAGCCAAGTGGGCGCAAGCGCCCGCGGGCACCACGCAACAAAAATTGGATTGGGTGAACGCGCAAACCGTGACGGGCGCGGCCATTCCAATGAGGGTGCCATATACCGAAATTTATAACCGGCTTGACCGCGCCGAATACAACGCAATAAACGCGGCGGGCCAACAATCGGTGCAACGCATTCTTGCGCAAGACACCGTTGATTATTCTCCCAACAGCGCGGCGCGGAAACAAATCACCGCGTTGTTTCCCGCGGGTGGGGTATCGCTAACCGCGTTGGCAACATACGTGGCGACATTCGACACGCCAAAAATTCCGTGGCCCACCGCAACGCTTGCCCAAGGCGGCGGCGGGTTGCGTGGAATGGTTGCGGAAAGCGACTTGAAAGCGGCAGGGATAATCTAAATGGCTGGCAACTTCCTACTCACCGCGGGCACCAACGGATTATTCAGCGCGGCGCGCACCGTCACGTGGGCAACCTCATTGAATGGTCTTGCCAACGGGTCACGCGCAATAAGCGACACCACCACCGACACCGGCAAATTTTCGCAAACGTCATTCTCCAATGCGATTTGGGGCATGGCGGAATTTTCCCACATTACGGCAACGTTAGCGGCAACGGCTGGCGGGCAACTTGCTTGTTGGTTTTTATTGTCGCGTGACGCGGGTGCAACTTATGAGGATGAAAGCAGCACCACGCCATCAACAACCGTTGCGCCCGTAGCGCGGCCACCGGATTTTACTATCCCGCTTTACACCGGAGCAACGGCCATTCCCGCGGGTGCGTTGAAATGGTCGCAACGGTTTTTATTGCCAAGCGTCACCGCAAAACTTGTGGTGCAAAATTTAAGTGGCGCGGCTTTCTCCGCGAATAATCACACGATGACTTTGTTTGGTGTCGCTGATGGCTACACATGACAGGAATTTCCTACAATCCGTTTGCGTATCCGGCTGGATGGCGAACACCGGGCATTGACCCAACGCATCCGGCTTCACGCAATTTGTGTTTCAGCGGGTTGGTGTCTAGAAATCAGTATTACGATTTGCGCACCGGCTTGGTCGGCGCACGATCAGGCGCGGCAACACAAGCCAGAATAATTCACCCTATTGGTCCGGTTTGTGAAAGCACCGGATTTTTTGGCGATATGCGGTCGGTCTTTCCCGCCGCTAGACCTATTGCGCTTGGCGACCCGTTTACATTTGCCGGTTTTGTGATGACGACAAACACGCCGGGTTATGCCGCAGTCTTGTTTTCAAATGCGGCAAACACCAACACTTACGGCGCGGCGTTTTCGGTCAACGGCGGGAGTTGGTCAGTTTCGCTAAACGGAGCGGTATCGCTAAGCGGAAGCAATACGGTATTCGCGCAAGGCCGTCCGTTCTTTTGGGCGTGCAGTTTTTTTAACGGTTCTGGACGTGTCGTCACCCGTGATCTGTGGTCGGGTGATCTTAGGTTTGAAAATTTTGGTTGGGACCCCGGCTTTAAGCATCAAGCGGGAACGGGCGGCGCAAGTTGCATGACGCAAGGCAGCGTTTCCATTCAGGGTTATTACGGGCCGGAAATGTGGAGCGCGACGTTTCTGCATTTGAATGAGTTGGTTAACTGGTCGCAAGACCCTTGGGCGTTTTGGTTTCCGCCCAAGAAAGCGCGGAGGCCGTCCGGCCTTTCCGGTGTAACCATTGCCGTATTGCGGCCTGATGCCGATAGCAGCATCAGCGATTGGACGGATGAGGCGGACGGCACCACCAATATTTTTAATTCGATTGATGAAACGACATTCAATGATGCTGATTATATCAAGTCACCCGTTCCAAGTGGGACAACGGCGCGGTTTAGTTTGTCCAATCCGGCGACCGGCAAGGAATTGGGCGACCCGGTAAATATTAGTTATCGCTTCAAGAAAAATGCGCCAGCCGATCAAAAGCTAACGGTGTCATTGAAGGAAGGCACCACAACAATTGCGTCATGGGTCCACACGGGTGCGGGGCTAACGGAAAGTTTCCAAACTGCAACGCAAACACTAAGCACCGGCCAACTCGCCATCATAACAGACTTCAACAATTTGTTTATTGAATTTCAAGCAAGCCCACCGTGAGCATGTAAATGGCATTCGGCGGCTTCAAAGGCTCATTGGTTGGCGGTGCTAACTCTATCACCAATCCGATTTCCGCAACCGGTTCCGTTGCTGTCGCCGTTGGTGATTTGGTTGTTGCGCTTCTAACGCAACAAACCGCATTGACGGTTACGGCGTGTGCCGACAATCTTGGCAACACC